TTAGAAATTATTAGGCCAGAGGGGTTAGTTACTGAAGAACTTAATATACTAACTAATAAATTATTATGATCAATTGGCAGAATGCCTATAATACACCTGGATGGATGCTTTGGAGAGATTTAATACTTTTAGGCATTATTGCTAAACATACATCAGAAAATTCAAATTTTATAGAAATTGGTAGTTTTGTCGGACGTAGCACTATGGCTATTAAAGACAATTTACCAAAAAGCACTTGTTTAACAAGTATCGATCCATTATCAACGCAGATTTGGTCTGCGTATAAAATGGGTCCAGGTTGTTTAGGAGATCAAAAGAATAAAGAAGATTCTAAGATATACAACAACTGGAAAGAAATGGTAAAAATAGCACAAGAGCATGACAGCTGGATTCCTAGTTTTAAGTATTGTACAAATTTTGTTGAAAGTGATAAATGGAAGCTAATAACAAAAAGAAGTGACGAATACGAAATCCCACATGATATGAATATTGATGCAGTTTTTATAGATGGTGACCATTCCACCGAACAAGTTGAACTTGATATCTGTAAGTTTATAGATGCAGATCCAAATGATGAGATGTTAATGCTAGGGCATGACTTAAACCTAGATCACCATGACGACATATATCCAGCATTAGTTAGAACACAACGACACCCACATTATAGACATAGAAGGCGCATATTAGTACAGATGCAATTATCTGAAATATGGTTTCTTTGGCCTACAAAAGGCAAGTGGGCAACCCTTTTACCACAAATTATAAACGAAGTCAACCACGAAAGTGAATATTTCTCCTAAATACCGTCTAAAACGGATAAATGGACACTTGACTTTAACTAAGAAGATAAGTATAATTACAATGTAGGCCGGGAAGGTTTACGTTGTTTGGCTCATAAGATATGAACAAATTAAGGCTCATAATAAGGAGAAAATAATTATGGCAACTTTAGCAGAAATACGAGCTCGTCTAACCGAGCAAGCCGCAAAATCGGGCGGTTCAACTCAATCCGGTGATAACGGGCTTTTCGCCCATTGGAACATTCCAGAAGGAACATCCGCAGTAATTCGCTTTCTACCAGACGGCGACGAATCCAATACATTCTTTTGGAGAGAACGTTTAATGATGCGTTTTGAATTTCCAGGCATTAAAGGCCAGGATGAAAATCGCAAATGCATTGTTCAAGTACCTTGTGTAGATATGTGGGGAGAGTCATGTCCAATTCATGCTCAATTACGTCCTTGGTTTAATGATCCAAGCATGGAGCAATTGGCTAGGAAATATTGGAAGAAACGTAGTTACGTTTTTCAAGGACTTATCGTATCTAGTCCAATGGATGAAGAAAATGTTCCAGATAATCCAGTTCGTAGAATGATTATTAGCCCTCAGATTTTTACAATCATTAAGAGTGCATTAATGGACGTTGAGATGGAAGAGATCCCAACTGATTACGAACGTGGTACAGACTTCCGTATCAATAAAACCCAAAAAGGTGGTTATGCTGATTATAGTACCTCATCTTGGGCTCGAAAGGAACGTAGTTTAAACGAGGAAGAACTAGAAGCAGTTTCTAAGCATGGACTGTTTAACTTAGATCAGTTTATGCCTAAACGTCCTGGTAAGGAAGAAGTTGATATTCAACTAGAAATGTTTGAAGCGTCAGTAGACGGCAAATTGTATGATCCAGAACGTTGGGGCAATTACTATCGCCCTAATGGAGCAACCTTTGCTACTTCTACTTCAGCAACTAATCCAGCTCCGGCTACTCCGGTAGCAACACCTGCACCAGTAGCAGAAACGGCACCAGCACCCGTTGCAACACCTGAAGAAATGGGAGCAACCCCTTCTCCGGTAGCAGAAGCGGCTCCAGCGGCAGAACCAGCCGAAGCATCTGGTGAGAAGAAACCTAGTGTTGACGATATCTTAAGCATGATTCGTAACAGGGAAACTACAGGTCAGTAAAGTAATATAGGAAGTTCCGGCAAAAACCTCCGTTACGGTAACCAGCGAGGTCTTCCTAATTACATATATAGGAGAAGATATGACAAATAAAGCATTTGACGTTTCTAAGTTTCGTAAAAACTTAACAAAAGCCGTGCCTGGTATGAGTACCGGTTTTAATGATCCAAGAGATTGGATTAGTACAGGCAATTATTGCTTAAATTACCTTATGTCAGGTGATTTTACAAGAGCAGTACCCCTTGGCAAAGTAACTATGTTTGCAGGAGAATCCGGAGCAGGTAAATCTTTTATTGCTTCTGGCAACCTTGTAAAAAATGCCCAAGAACAGGATATTTTACCAGTTATCCTAGATACTGAGAACGCATTAGACGAAGATTGGTTAAAAGCATTAGGCATTAACACAGACCCAGAAAAATTAATGAGGTTTGGAGTTTCAATGGTTGATGAAGTTGCTAAATTTATCTCAGAGTTTATGAAAGCATATAAGGATGAGTATGGAGATCTTCCGTATGAAGAGCAAAAGAAGATTATGTTTGTTGTTGATAGTGTTGGTATGCTATTAACACCCACAGATATTAATCAGTTCGAAGGCGGAGATTTAAAAGGTGATATGGGTCGTAAAGCAAAAGCACTTACGGCATTGATTAAAAATACTGTAAACCGTATTGCTCCGCATCCTGTAGGTTTAGTAGTTACTAACCATACCTATGCAAGTCAAGATATGTTTGATCCGGACGATAAAATTACTGGTGGTGCAGGATTTGTTTATGCAAGTTCTATGGTTGTAGCAATGAAGAAGCTAAAACTTAAGGTAGATGCAGACGGCAACAAAACATCACAAGTACATGGTATTAGAGCCGCATGTAAAATTATGAAAACAAGATATTCTAAACCTTTTGAAAGTGTACAAGTAGAAATACCGTACACAACTGGTATGAATCCATATAGTGGACTTGTTGAATTATTTGAAGCACGTGGTTTTCTTAAGAAGGAAGGTAACAAATTAGCATACACTATGTTAAATGGTGATATTGTTAAGGAGTTCCGTAAGCAATATACCGGAGAAGTACTAGATAAAGTAATGCAAGACGTTATCGCTCGTGGACAAGAACTAGCATATAGTGGTACCGAGGAAGATATTATTGATCCTGATACAGGTGAGGTACTAGAAGAAGCCAACGCAGTAGCAACAGAGTAGAAAATGAAGGATTTGATGAAAAGAATAGGTCGTTATAGACTTATTTTAGATAGAAATAGTAACGAACCTTACCTGGAAAGATACTATCTATTCTTAAAGGATCGTGTAAACTTTCCTTTTAACATCTTCCTTCATAAGTTTCTTAGAAGTGACCCGGATGATTTACACGATCATCCGTGGTCATACTTCACTCTTATTCTTAGAGGCGGATATTGGGAGCATACGTTAGACGGAAAGTACTGGCGAGGACCAGGACACTTTAGAGTATGCAAGGCAAATAGCTATCATAGAATTGAAATAGATCCTAATGTTGATGTATGGACATTGTTTATGCCATTTAAGCAAAAACGAGAATGGGGATTTTTAGAAAAAGGTAAGAAATGGGTGCATCACAAGACATACTTGGATAAACTTGCTAAAAAAATTAACTAAGTATAGCGACTTGGTACCAAGTTTATTATGGAGAAAAAAATATGAGTGATAATTCAGGAGAAATGTTAGCAGAAATATGGGTAGCATTAAAACCTTACCTTGATAAAAAAGATAGACCAGATGCCGCACAGGCATTTGTACGAGTTTCAGAAGAGTATATTAACCTAGAAATTCATAGAGAAGAACTAAACGAAGCAGGAACAGAAATTAATCATGCATTAAATGAATTACTAGGCGAAGATGATGAGGATTTTGAAGAAGAGGACTACTAAATGAGTACATGGTATAGAAAAGTTCAGTCAGATATCACACATTTACCAAATTGCATAGGGCATTTTGAGAATGAGATAGCTGAAGCCCGTAAAGAGCTAAAAATGAACGGAAGTCTCGAAAAAGCAAGTAGGGAAATGCCAGGACAGGTAGAATGGAGGTTTAATCAGCTACAAGAAATTGAAGCAATTCTCGAACATTTGAATATTGAGCTTAGAAAAGTACGATCTGCTAAATTTAGGCAGTTTACAGAGCATTACAACCGTACATTAAGCAGTCGAGACGCAGAAAAGTACACAGATGGGGAGCCAGAAGTAGCACAGATGGAGAATCTCATCAATGAATTTGCATTGTTGAGGAATAAGTTCATAGGACTTACAAAAGCCTTAGATGCAAAGTCGTTTCAGATCAATAATATTACTAAATTACGGGTTGCTGGACTAGAAGATGTGGAATTACGTTAAGTCATTGAATAATAACACAAATCTTTTTTTCAAAATCGTTTAAAATCAATGACTTAGTGGTCCATAAAAAGGTTGACCTTATGGTCCTTTTGTCTTATACTGTATAGACAATGAGGAAACAGATGGTACATACAGTAATAAAAAAAAGTTACAAAAAAGACAAAATAAAGGTTGACCTTTGGTCCGTTTTGTCTTATACTGTAAGTACAATAAGAGTTCAACCACGCGAAACGAAGGAAAATTAATGTCAGCTTTTATAAAAATTACAAATGGTAAGTATCGCACTTTTACAGTACATAACAAGGTACTGCAATTGGTAGCAGATTACAACGAAAAAGGCGGTTATGTAACTGTCGTTGCAGATGACTCCTTTGGTGAGTTTGCAGATAAACAAATCCGTGTTAAAGTTAAAAGCATGGAAGATATTACTCCTGCTAATGCTGGTGAAGCATTTAACAAGGATGATACTCCTATTAAAGAAGTACATGATGCAGAATATGATGCAAAACGTTTAGAAGAAATTGCAGAACGTTTTGAGATTCTAGAAGATATGACTGATGCCGCTATTGAAGGTACAGTTCGTGCAATGATTGTTGTAGGACCTCCAGGTGTTGGTAAGTCTTTTGGTGTTGAACGTACTCTTGAAAAAGCGGCTATGTTTGATAAAATTGCAAATATGGCTCCTCGTTTTGAGGTTGTTAAAGGTGCAATGAGTCCGATCGGTTTGTATTGTAAATTGTATCAGTATTCAGGTGCTGGTAATGTGCTAGTATTTGATGACTGTGATAGTGTTTTAATGGACGATTTGTCCTTGAACATTCTTAAAGCGGCTTTGGATAGTTCTAAGAAACGTATTATTTGCTGGAATACAGATTCTGCAATGTTACGTCGTGAAGGTGTTCCAGATCGTTTTGAATTTAAAGGTAGTGCTATCTTTATTACTAACATTAAATTTGATAATGTACGAAGTGCAAAACTTAAAGATCACCTTAGTGCTCTTGAGTCACGTTGTCACTATTTGGATCTTACACTTGATTCAGCATATGACAAGATGCTTCGTATCAAGCAAATAATGAGAGATGGTATGCTTAACTCATACAACTTCTCAGAAGAAGAAAACAAAATCATTTATGATTATGTTGAAACCAACCAGGACAGGCTCCGTGAGCTTTCACTTCGTACAGTGATTAAGGTTGCAGACCTTTGCAAGATGACTGGTATAGATGGTAAATGGAAAAGGCTTGCAGAAACCACAG